CAACACCTGTTGTGCCTGAACCTGATACTGAAGCTACTTTTAAAAATCTGTCTGCTGTAACATTTCCTGTAGGAAATTTTAATTCGTATGATTGCCCTGAGCTATGTGGGGGTGACGTAAGTTTAATCCCGTGGGAATTAGACTCACAATTAAGCTGAATTGAACCTGGGTTTGTTGCACCTAAAACTTCTATAAGACCTGTTCCTTTAGGTCCAACTTTTAAACTAATATTAGAATCACCACCCGTTGCTTGAATAGATGGTGCATTTCCTGTTGCAGCATTAGTTATATCTAATTGGTTTACTGCAGATGATGTAGTTTGAAATACTATTTGTTCGTTTCCATTCTCATCATTAATTCCGTGTGCATCATCAAATGCAATATTAAAACTGTTAGTATCTAAATCTCCACCTAATTGTGGTGATGTATCATCAACGACATCTCCACCTGTTTGAATTTCTATTATATTTGGATTAGTTGAATCACTAGCTGTTGCCTGTACGATTGCAGTTTTTTTATTTGTAGCTGCAAAAGTAAATGTATCTCCTGAACCAGACGCATATTTAAACTGTACTGTGTAAGCACCTGATGTTGAATTTTTTAAAATATAGAAAGTTTGAACATCTAAAGGTATGGTTACAATTTGATTACCTGTAATAGTGCCAGTAAACTCAATCATCCTGTGTGCAAGTTCTGCATTTAATGATCCATCACTAACAGCTAATGCTGTGGTTTGAGCACCACCTGCGATAGATTTTTGTATAAATCCACCAGTTATCTGTTCGATAAGTTGTAAATTTGTATTAGTTTTTGTTCCCCATGTACCGGCGTTTTCACCAGTTGCTTGAAGTTCTACCCCTACGCTGCTACATCGTTATAACTTGTATTTGATCCAGTTGCAACATCCGAATATGAAGAATTCGAACCCGTTGAAATATTACTATATGACGTATTTGAACCAGTGTCAATATCACCATAAGCGAATATGTTAACAGTTCCAACACTTGTAGTTATAGATTGACCTGTTAATCCAACAATAATATCAGTTAAACTTATTGATCCAACACTAGCACTAAATGATTGACCTGTTAATCCTAAACCCTCTTCTATTGTTAAAGATCCAACAGAAGCTGTAGCAGATTGCCCTGTTGGTTGAGCTACAGCACCACCTAATCCAACAATAGAACCTAAATTAAATTCAGCTGATATGCCTGATAAAAATACTACATCATTTGGTATTGTCACAGTTCCAAGACTAGCACTAAATGATTGACCTGTTAGTGTTGCCTCTTGAGAGGAAATACCTTGAGCAGTTCCTTGACTGAATGTTGCTGAGACACCAGAAAGAATTGCAGTTTCATTTGGTGCTTTTGCTGTTCCTTGACTTGCGGTAAATTCTTGACCTGATAGACCAATAGTTAAATCATTAACTGTTACAGATCCAACTGCTGGTGTTATTGATTGTCCAGTTAGTCCTACCTGCATGTCAACCACGGACACTGAACCAATAGAGAAAGAAGCTGATACACCGTCTATTGAAACAGGAACAAAAGCTTCTCCTTGAGAAGATGTAATTTCTTGACCTGTTGGTGTAAATACTACGTCAGGAACATCAACAGAACCAAGACTAGATGTAATTGATATGCCGGTTAATGTGATTGTTTGATCAGAAAGATCTCCCCATCCACCTTCACCACTCCAAGATTGTGCACCCCAACCTGTTTTAAGAGTTGCGTCTGCATTCCAATTGGCTTGGCCCCAGGTGAACCGTCCCCATCCTGAAGTAGTCGACATGGTCGACCTCCTAAGCTAATCTGATTATCGCGTTACTTGCGTCTGCTGTTGGAAATTCTATTTTAAAAGTTCCATTACTTGCTGTCTTGTCACCACCAAAAGCTATAATTGCTACAGCGTCTGTTGTGCTTGAACCACCATTTGTTGTTGTGTTGTAGATCATGGCACCGTTTGCAGTAAAAGATGCAGATGAATAAGTTACGTCTGAAAAATCTGTAAATGCAGTTGTTGAAGATAAAGATACACCAGAGTTCGTTAAAGTTGCTCCACCTGCAGTGTACGCAGACCCCGACGTATTTGTAATTTCTTCGGATGTTGAATAATCTGTTGTAGCAGCACCTAAACTTGCACCACTATCAAATAATGCTAATTTAAAAGTGTGACCACCTGAAGATTCAAAACTGTGTTTACCTTGTAAAAGCTCTTGTTTAAAGCTTGAACATATTGCTGATGATATTGCCATAGTTTACTCCTTAATTATGGTGTTCGAGATGGTAGAGGAATTCTAATTGTACCATCGGTATAATCATCTCTTCTTCTTCTACCAATTTGCTCACTAGCAAATTTCTCTACCTCTTGTTTATATTTATTTTCATATAAAGTCAACATATCTATCGGACCTTTTAAAAAGCCATATGCTTCTGACAGACAGCAATATAATAGCCCATTTGGAAAATTAAGACTAATATAATTGGTATCATTATTCTCTAATAATACAGGCATTGCATTAAAATGTATTCTAAATCTATATGTTGTATTAGGCACTGGGGCTAAAAATATTCTACCTGATGTAGTGTCAGATTCTCCTGTAGCACCACCAAACATTGCATAATATTTTGGTTGTCCCTGAGCTGCAGAGGTTCCAGTTACATCCTGATATTCTTGAAGATATGTTACGTCTTTCTTCTCTAGCCATCTATTAGCTCCTGTTATTTCAGATCCTGCTGTATCATAAACCTGTATACCTCTAACAAACACACATCCTGCTGGAGCATTTATAGATTCCTGTCCCGCTGCGAAATTACCTAATTGTTGTTTTCTATCTGCATCGATAGGCACGTCTCTAAATATTCTGTATTGTGCGTTTAAGATTATATTCTCTAAAACAGCATCTGTTAAAACATTTGAATCTGTTTCAGTATAACTTCTAATCTGTGTTTTTAATCCTGATGCGCTTAATCCTGCCATTATGCTAATTGAGTAACTGGGCCTGCAGTTACAGTCAATCCTCCTGCTTTTTCTGTTATCGTAGCATTTGATCCACAATCAAATACATACGTGTTTGTTGTTACACTACTTATACTAAATCCTGATGCATTTTCAAATACTGTATATGCTAAACCTCCAGGACTACCTGTTACATTTCTAAATCTAACAGTATCACTATTTGATCTACCATGATTAGGTTCTGTAACTGTTACACTTGAAGATCCTGATGTTAAACTAAAAGGATTAGAGGGTAATAAATTAGGTGTTGCAGGCTCTGTTCTATCGGGTCTTGCATTTCTTAAACCTTGAGGATCGCCTGCATATCTAGTTGGTTCCAGCTGTGGTTGTTTAGCCTCAAACTCAGAAATGTGAACAAAGGATCCATTCCATTCTTTTACCATTTCATTGTACGGAAACTCCATACCAGATCTATCTGATATTGCTTTTGCGTATTTTCCACTTGATAATTTTGACATTATGCTCCTGGGTAATAAACTTTTGGTGTTATATAAGCGCTAGAAGAAGATCCATCTTCTGCTAAAGCTCTTTGTAATTCATCTTCATAGTATAATTTCATAGCTTGCACTCTTTCTGGTGCATATTTTTGAGCTAAATAAAAAGCTAAACCTGAAGCCATACAAGGCACAAACCTGTAAGGAACATCAGTTGCATTAGTATAATCACCAACATCTTGAATTCTTTTAACATAGTAATAATTTAATTTATTACCAGCTTCAGATGAACCTGGTGTTAAGTATAAAGTTATAGTTACTTTATCTATAAATCTTTGAACATAATATTGAGTAGGGGTGCCTGTAGATGTTTTATTTGATAAAGCTTGATAAGTTGATCTATTTATTTTTGTAAGTGGTGTATCAACATTTGAAGAGTTTCTATATACAGCCTCTAAAACATCGTCTACACCATAAACAGCAGTGGCATCTGACGTGCCGTCTCCTGTGGATCTAAACATTGTATACACTGCTTGGTCAGCAACTAAGGTAATATCATTATTTGCTATCTGCCAATAATGTAAACCTCTATTTCCCCATTCTTGGAAAAGAATATTTAAAGATCGTCTAGCTGTTTTTAGTTGATAACCAGAAACACCTTGAAGTCCAATTCTTTCATAAGCTTCTTCTATTATTTCATCAATAGAAAAATTTTTATCAAATGTTACTGTTCCCGAGGTAGTGTTAGCCATTTAACCTCCTACTTATCAATCAATAAAGTAGCTGCATCTATGTTTGTAATAGTAGAGACTTTCATTCCACCTGGAAATAAAATTCCATCTTCGGGGATGTTCATTGAAAAAACATCTCCATTAGGAACATCAGCTTGAAACAAAGTCGCGCTATCTGTATTGTCTTGAAGAATTATAGTTCCAGCACCACCTGCATCGGATGCTAAGATAATTCCTCTAAGTCTAGTTCTTCCAGCAAAGACTGCTCCTGTAGCTGTAACTCTAACTGATTTTACATCACCCTTCATATTTTTTTCTCCGTTAAATTAAGTATGGGGCCGAAGCCCCACACTAAATTAATTATTAACTTACTGCTGCACTAAAAGGTGTAGCTA